GGCGGAACAAACACGCAAGTTGGACAGCCAACGATAACCGGTGGTACGGGTGTTTACACTTATAGTTGGGCCCGTATAAGTGCATCTTTTGAAATGACGATTAGTCAGACCGATGTCCAACGCCCTATTTTTGCTGCCTATTACTGCAATAATGGATTCGTAGAAACTTGGCGAGTGACAGTAACGTCGGGTAGCCAAAGCGTCTACAACGACATCAATATCAGCTTGTCATATTTTATGATTTAGTTTTACCCATAGCGGGAGTTTATTTTGATGAGTACGTTGAAGTTTGAAATGACGACGGAAGAAGCCAACTTAATGATGGCGGCGCTCGCAAAGCAGCCGTTTGAAATGGTGGCTGGTCTGATTAGCAAGATGCAGCAGCAAGCGCAGCCGCAGATTGCAGCACAGCAAAGCGAGCACGGGGCTGATCAGGCTCCGTAACTACAACGGCCGCGTCCCATGTCGAGAGCGGCTCGGGGGATAAATGAGCGGCCTATTCGTCCAGAGTGATTACTGGCTCTTCGGCTATGCCGTAGGTGACACCGCCCACGGTTCCGCTGTCGCTTCGTCTTTTGTTACCGGGACGATGCGGCCGAGGATTTCGGCCTCTGGCACTACCGTCGGTGTCGCCACCGTTGCAGCAACGGTTCAAGCCGACGGCCGTATTAACGCGAGTGCAACAGGCGTCTCTGCGGGTACGGCAAACCTTCGCGGACGGGCTGCGGCGACCGGCACGTTGGCGGCTTCCTCGGTTTCGACCGGGGCGGTATTTGGAATCGGAGCGGTCGATGGAGACTCGCTCGGTGTAACGACGACGAGCGCCATAATACTTGGCCACGGGCCTGTAAACGGCTCGATCAGCGCGGCGACCACCGTAGAGGCGGACGCACACGGTCGCGGAATGACGACCGGCCATGTCTCTACCGAAGGGCTTGTTTCGGCAGTCGGCAGAGCGCGATCCGCGCTTTCTGCTGCAAGTCTTGGCGTTGCTGCGGCGAATTCAGACGGGCGCGGTTTTGGCCGATGCGCTGCCTCGTCGGATTCAGCATCAATCACCGATGCGACCGGCAGAACGCGCCTGTCGATGCGAGTTGACCTGTCGGTTTCGGCATCTGCAAGCGCCGCGATTCAAGGCGTCGGCAGAACGGACGGAGGCGCGATTGGGGCGGCCTCCAGCATCGTCGAAATACGCGGCTTTGGCCTCGTTGATGGCGCTTTGCAAGGCTCGACAAGCGTCTCCGCAGACGGTCGCGGACGCGGCCAGATTGACGGAGCCGAGGCCGGAACCGCGAACGTCGAGGGCGTCACGCAAGGTCGAGGACGACCGACCGTTGCGTTGCTTGGCTTTGCAGAAACGGCGGCAAGCGGCCAAGTCAAGATTTCCTCGCCGGGTACGGCGACAGCGACATCGAGCGCGACCGCGACGGGCAGATTTAAGACGTACACGGCACAGTCGAGAATTCTCGGCGTGTCGTTCCGGCCGCGCATGGTGGTGGTCGATCCGAGAGCGCAGATTGATTTCCGAGGCGAAATGGATCGTTCGGTCGAGGTTGAGCCTCGCTCGACGGCAAGCGCCGGGACAAACAATAGGAGAGTGGCTGCATGATAATCGCGGCTTTTACGAAAGACCCAAACAGCACGATTGACTTCGCGATTGATTGGAATCAATTCCTAGTCAACGACACCGTGACCGGTTCGTCATGGGAAATACCGGCGGCTTTCACGCTTCAAAGCGAAGGCGTCACTTCCAATGTGACCCGAGCATTCCTAACCGGCGGCGTTGCGGGAACCGACTACACGATCACAAATCGAATTACCACTCCCGGCGGTCGAATTGAAGATCGCTCGGTTTTGGTTCAGGTGCGCCAGCTATGACTCAACTTTTAATCACAGCACCGGCCGCAGAGCCGGTCACAGTTGAAGAGGCTCGCGCTCATTGCCGCATTGACGGCAATTACGACGACGAACTGCTGTACATTTTGACGCGCACCGCTCGCGAGACGGCCGAGTTTTACACCGGCCGCTCGTTTGTGAGTACGACATGGGAGACTCGAATTAACCAGTTTCCAGAATCCGCGTTCCCGAGCCTTTTTATCGACAAGGCTCCGCTCTTGAGCGTGAGTTACATCACTTACATCGACGGGAACAACGCAACTCAAACGCTTTCTGCAAACAACTACTTAGTGATCGCGGACACCGGGCCGTACTCGCAGCCGGGACGCATTGTCCCGGCGTTTGGGGTCGGATGGCCGTCTGCTCGCGGATACACCGACGACGTTCGGGTTCGTTACGTTGCTGGCTACGGCGCGCCGACGGATGTGCCGATGGGTGTGAAGGCCGCTATTAAATTGATGACGGCGCACCTTTACGAGAACCGCGAGTCGGCAGCCTCCGACCCCTTTAACTATTCAAAGTCTCTCAAGACAGAATTCCCGCTTGGTTTTGCCGCGCTGTTGACGCCGTTTAAGGTGTTCTGATGCGTCCCGGTAGGCTTCGACATCGCGTTGTCGTTCAACGAGCGACGGACGCCATCGATCAATACGGTGATCAAACAAAAAGCTGGGCCAACCTCGCGACGGTTTGGGCTGCGGTCGAGCCGCTAAACGGCCGCGAGTTGTTTGCCGCGCAGCAGACACAGGGACAGACCTCAACCCGAATCACGATTCGGCCGATTGTAGGACAGTCAATTTCTCCGAAAGATCGTGTCAAGTTTGGCTCTAGGTACTTCGACATTCAGTCTGTGATCAATGTCGAAGAAAGAAATATCGAGTTGCAACTGCTCTGCGTTGAGCGTTTCTCGTAGTGGCGTTGAGGATAGACATCAAAGTCGATGGGCTGCAAGCGCTAGAGGCGCGGCTTCTTGAATTAGATGCTATTGCGTCACAAAAGTTGCTGCGACGCGCTGTTCGCCGTTCGCTCGTTCCGCTTGAAAAGAAAGCAACGTCAAATGTGAGCCAGTTTAGTCGATCCGGCGCTTTGGCCGAGTCGATCAAAATAGCAAACGGCAAGCCGACGGGAAACGAAGTTGTTCAGATTCAAGTCGGCCCAAAGTACCGAGACAAACGCTCGATCGGTTTGCATAACCTGTACTACAGCAGAAAGCGAAAAGGAATTTTTTACGGCCACATGGTTGAGAGTGGCAGCAAGTTTTCAAAAGCAAAACCTTGGTTTGTTCCGGCGTGGAACGCCACCCGAGCAGGAATAATTCCTGAGTTTCAACGAATACTTGAAGTCGGACTTGCCAGACTTGAGAAGCGCAAAGCGCAAACGTCAGTTAACGCAGAGGGGCTTGTTGACCCGTGAGCATAGAAAACGCCGTCATTGCAAAGATCGCCGCGCTGAATACTGGGGCGGGGGCGCGTGTGTACCGAGAAATCATAGTTCAGGAGCCAGCCCTTCCAGCGGTTGCTGTAAGCCGGACGAGCGGGTCGGGGTTCGCACGAACTCTCGGTAATAACCCGCTTCTCTTCCGAGCTACTCTTCGGATTGAGATCGTCGGCGAAACGATGGCGCAAGTCGCCCCGGTTGCCGATGCGGTTCAAGCAGGGATTGATGGCTGGAGCGGAACGCAGAGCGGGGTTGCCGTGTTGAGTTCTCGACTGTCAAACCGACAGGAAAACGCAGAGGCCGAAGGGGACAGCGTTCTTCGTGTCGTGCAAATGGATTTTGAGTTCGTATATCGCTGAATGAGTAAGTCCGCCTGAAGCGGATTGTTTATACATCGTTTCAACGTCGCCGCCGGAAGGCGGCTTTTTTTTGGAGTAAAGGAAAATGGCCGCATATTCATCTACAAACACTTTGTTCAAAGTTGGCGACGGCGCGTCTCCCACAGAGGCTTTCACCACTATTGCACAGATTTCCGAGGTCAAGTGGTCGGGCTACAGCCGCAAGACCCTCGAAATCAACGTGATGGGCGCTGCTCACCCGTCGATCATGGTCGGCGGACACGAGCCGCAGACCGTGGAACTCACGCTTCTCTTCGACCCGGCCGAGGCCGCGCACGAGGCGATGCGAACTAAGTTGATTAACGGAACTTCTGGCAACTACCAGATCGTACTGCCTGACAGCGGCCAGTACACCGTTCAGTTCAACGCCTTCATCACGAAGTTTGATGTGGATTCGCTCACCGCCGAAGGCAAGGAAATCAGCGTCACGGTCACCCTCAACCTGACCGCGCTCCCGACGGTGACCCTGTGAGTCGCGATCTGCTGAAGGCTCAGATATCAAGCGCATTCGCAAAAGCGTCTGTCCGCCAGATCGAAGTACATGGCTTGACCGTGTATGTCCGAGGGCTTACCGGCGCAGAACGGGTGCAACTTCAGCAGATGGCGGGGGTCGCCCAGCAGGGCGGCGAGCCGCTTGCGGATTACAAAATCGTCGCTCTCGGACTCTGCGATTCCGAGGGCTTACGACTTTTTGACAATCCGCAGGATGTCTCAAACCTCGACGGGATGATCCTCGACAAACTGGCGAAGGAAATTCTGGAAGCATCCGGTCTGTCTCAAACAGCGGTTGCTGACGCAGAAAAAAAATAGACGGCGAGACGGAACTGCTGATGTGGTTCCGCCTCGCGTCTCAACTTGGCGCGACGGTAGGCGAACTCCAAGAACGTATAAGTTCCGAAGAGTTTACCTATTGGATCGCTTACTTCGGCATGGAGCCGTGGGGCTACGACATCGAAACGTGGCGCATGGCAATGATTTCGGCAACGACGGCCAACGCCGCAGGGCCGAAGAAAGGCGGTAAGCCTTGGCGTCCTTCCGACTTCATACCGAAAAAATCGCATTCACCCGCCGTACAAACGGTTGATGAGCAAAAAGCAATTCTCGAAGCGATGGTGAACCCAAATGGCTGACATCGGCACATTAGTCGTCAAAATGGCGGCGGAGACGGCGCAACTTCGCGCTGAACTCGACAAGGTAAAAAAGGGCACAAAAGACACGGGTCTTTCCTTCAATAATCTTGGAATCTCGCTAAAGCAAATTGGCGGACTTGTCGGCGCGATCAGTTTTCAACAAGTCGTCTCTCAGGCAATCCAAGCGGCTAGTGCGCTGAATGACATATCCGTACAGACGGGAATTTCGATTCAGTCGCTACAAAGTTTGCAATTTGCGGCAACGCTATCTGGCAGTTCGCTCGAGTCCGTGGCTGGCGCTGTTGCAAAGATGCAAAACAACCTGATCAGCGCGGGGGAAGGGTCGGCCGCAGCGTCGGCGGCGTTGGACAAGATAGGTCTGTCAGCGCAGCAAATTCTCGCTCTTGCGCCAGACCAGCAGTTTCAGCAAATCGCCGTTGCCATTGCGAGCATTACCGACCCCGCAGGGAGAACCGCAGCCGCCATCGACATATTCGGGAAATCTGGGGCGTCACTACTCCCGACGCTTGTCGAGGTTGGCACAAACGCGGAGGGACTTAACGAGCAGTTCTCACGGCTCGGCGGCCCAGCGTCCGATCTAGCCGTTCAGCAAGTGGATCAGTTAGCCGATTCGTTCGATAGGTTGAAGTTTAGTGCAAAATCGCTGTTTATTGAGTTGACCTCTGTTGCGGCGGGTGCGCTTACCTTCCTGACAAATCAACTGACAGAGACTGTCGGTGCAGTCCGAATTCTTACTGGCGGCGGCGGCGAAGTCGAACGGCTTCAGAAAAAACTGCAAATTTTGCAAGAGGCAAAAGACGGCGTTCCGTTATTTTTCAACTTTGGATACGTCGAGGGGCAGGACGCAATACTTGGCCCAGAAGGGATTCGGAAAGCAATCGCGCAAGTTCAGGGCGAAATAAACAATCTCGTCAACAGTAAAAAGATGCTTGACGCCGCTGGGGCGATTCCCGGCGTCGATGTTGATTTGTCATTTCTAACAAAAAACGTCGATGCCGCGCTCAAGGGATTTGATCCTAAGACCGGGAAGTTCAAACCCGCGCCTCTTAGCGCACAAGATCGTCGTATGGCAGATATTGATGCGAGAGCTACAACGCTCGATCTGACCTCTTTGATGACAGACAACGAACAAAAAGAGGCGATTGAAAAAGCGCATCTTGACCGGATGGCGTTGATGAACTATCAGTTTCATCAAGATAAATACCTCGCAATGTCGGAGTTTCAGCGGCTCCAGTTCGACATTCAGCAAGCGTTTGGTCTGCAAACTATTGAATTAGAGCAGATCAAAAATATGTCGATAATTGATCTTGCTGGAGAGATGTTTACCGTGCTTGGTGGCGCGGGAACAAAGTTCTTCAAGGTGCAGCAGGGCTTCGCGATAGCAAACGCCATTATCAATACCGCTGAAAACATAACAAAAGCCCTCGGCCTACCATTTCCTGCAAACCTAAAAATGGCGGCAAAAGTCGCCGCGATAGGTGCGATTCAGATTGCAAAAATTCGTGCAACAAACCCAAGCGGCTCCGGCGGCGCTCCGTCAGTCGGTGGCGGCGGATCAGGATCGGGTGGGATAGATGCCGCTCGCGCAGCAACGCAGGGAAACGCTGACCAATCGCAGCAAGATCAGAAGAAGGTCGCCCAAGTAATCGTCAACGGAAACCTCTTCTCTGGACGCGAAACCGCAGACTGGCTGATTGGGCAGATCAGCGAAGCGGTCAACGACCGAGATGTTGTTTTTATTAACGGGAACTCTCGCCAAGCTGGCGTGATGGGAGGTGGCTGATGGCAGCGGTCACTTACAACGCCAAGCGTTCGCTGATCGCTGGGCATACCGTAGAAACGCAGTACACGTTAAACCTCAGAATCGTTGAGGGTGGACTTTCGATTAGCAGGAAGGTCGGCGCAGAAATACAGCGCACCTTGTCAGACAAGACCGAAACTCTTTACTACTTTGGAAAGTCTGCATACAACGTCACCGCACTTGTGATGAGCGCGGCTGAACTTTTAGCGATTCAGGAGTTTTTGCACTCTGTAGAGGCGCAAGAGTCCTTCACTCTCTCGCCGTATGGCGTCGCTGGAAACATGGGAACGACGTTTACCGTTCGCCGTGTTGCCGGGAGTTACAACCTCGAACGTCTCGACGGCTCTGGAGGTAGTAACCCAGCCGAGGACGGAATGCGCGTCAACTTCGAGTTGGAGGAAGCGTAATGCGGACTGATCCAGCCGCTTTCGATGCCGCTAACAGGAGTCAAGTTAAAGAGCCGCGCTTCGTCGTCAAGATTGAGTACCCGGTCGATTCTCTGTACATCACAAGCCATTCCGACACTACAGGAATCGGCGGCACCGTCATCTACGGCGCGTTGCAAGAGCCAAACATCGTATCCCAGCGCCTCAATCCTATTGATGGGCGCAGCGAGATCGGCTCTGCGGCATTTGCCGTTGTAGACCTTGGCGCGTCGATCACCGATGAAATCCGCGAGCGCCTTAACGACGACGAGGGTCTTCGAGATCGTCAAGTCCGTTTTTACATGGGCTACGCCGGGTTCGCGTTTGCCGACTTCGTTCTTATCGGAACGCAAAAAGTCGTAGAGGCAAGTTTCGACAAAGGAAGATACTCAATTCGTTGTGCGGACATTCAGCGTTCGGCAAAAAAAGAGATATTTGAACTCGCGGAAACTACGCTCGCGCAATCAATATCTGCGACAGACACCACGATTCCTGTCACCTCAACGACCGGATTTTCAACCGTCTACCACGGCGCGAGTTACTCGGACGCGGCAAACGCCACGGTTGGGTACATCAAGATTCGTGACGAAATCATTCGCTATACCGGAAAAACCAACGTCGCATTCACCGGATGTACGCGAGGCGTCCTCGGCACCATCGCAAGCAAGTACGATGTTGATGCAGCCGTCGCCGCGTCAAGGCGTGAAAAGGTCACAGAGCACATTTATCTAGAACTTCCCGCTGTCAAACTCGCCTACGCAATCCTAACCGGCACGCTATTCGGCGACAACGCCACTTTCCCTTCGACATGGCACCTTGGTATCAATCCAAACCTTATTCGTCTTTCGGACTTCACGGGAATAGGTGTTGATATTTGGAATGGCGCAGACGATGGCGTCGCGCTCAGATTTGAAGGATTGAAAAAAACAGACGGAAAGAAGTTTCTCGAAGAAGAAATCTGCCGACTTGTTGGCCTCTTTATGCCTGTCTATTCCGACGGCGCATTGGGTCTAAAGCGTTCGGCGCGTGTTCTTATGGACGCCGCGTCAGTCGCAACTTTGGACGAGAGCAACTCAACCCAAGTAGGCGAACTCGTTCACGATATGGACGAGTTGCACAATGTCTTTCGCATTTCGTGGAATTGGAACGGGAAAGAATACACAAGAACGACGACCCTGATCGACGCAACGTCGGCCTCGGTACACGGCCGCGCTGATCCGCTGGAACTCAAGTTCAAAGGTTTATACGGCGGCAAAGCAACTGATTCGCTGATTTTCACATTGATTGATGCGGTGCGCGACCGTTATGCCGCGCCGCCCCAACGGCTCTCTGTGTCTGTTCTGCACTCCCTGAATAGACTAGAAATAGGCGACGTTGTTCGCGTCAACTACGCAACCGTCCGCGACTTTTCGGGAAGCGGCGCGAGCATTGACCGCTCGTTTGAAATTCAGAATATGTCGGTGAACCATCGCACCGGACAAGTTCAACTTGAACTGTTCGGCTCGACGGCCCCGGCGTCCGCGTTGTCACCCACAACCGCACAGACTGTTCTCCCCGATGCGTTCTACACCGCAATCGGGACACCGCTATCGAGCGTCGCGACTATCACGAATGGAGTGATGGCAGCGGGAACTTACACCCTGAATGGCACTACAGACATAACCGCCGCAGCCTCGATTTGGTACCACAACGACGATCTGACGATCCCGCAGGGCTGTACGATCAATATCACCGGCAACGTGCAACTGCGCGTAAAGGGATATTTGACGATCAACGGTGCAATCAATGGCATAGGCGGCGGACTTCCCGGTGTTGCAGACGACAACAGTCCGACAACCGACACACTCGGGAATCCGGGCTTTGTCGGAAACTCTCGCGGCTGGGACGGTATCGACGCCCAGAAGGATTATCGTGAAGGCAACGCGAGACTCATCACGCGCCCGGTGCCTGTCACGAAGGGCAAACACGCAAGTTTCCCCTATTTAGAATTGAAGTTGAGTGGAATCACGCTCTCTGGCATTCCGACTGATTTGCGCGGGACGGGCGGCGGCCCCGGCGGAAGCATTACCAGCGGTGATAAGCGCGATCTCAGAGCTTCGGGTGGTACTGGCGCGGCTGGTGGAGCAGGGCTCTACACGGTGTCTCGCGGTTTTTCGACGGGCGCGTCAGCGACAGTCAATCTTTCGGGCAACTCGTCGGTCATGCCGCCGATGCACGGGCCTTTGCCAAACAAGTATTTTCCCGGCGCTGGCGGTGCGGGTGGCCCCGGCGCGTTCCTGCTGTTGCTCGATGGGTCAAGCGTATCCCCGCCAGACCTCACGAATCGCTTTATTGCGAACACCGGCACGGTTCCCATCGCGCAGCCGTATCTTGGATATTTAACCTTTCTCGACAACGAAGGCGCTCATCGTTACGACGACAACGAAGACCCGTGGGCTGGCTTTCCCGACCCGGCGGTCATTTCAAATCGTTCGCTTGCCGGTTCTGCGCTTCGGATTCAGTACGTCCCAGCGGACGAAGCGGCCGTTGCTGATCAAGAGCAGAAGCCGCCCTCACTCGCGGCGATGACGATCAATGCCGAGGATGGGTTCAATCTAATTTCGTGGACGCCACCGGCAGACCCGGCTTCCTTCGATGCAATCGAGTTGTTTGCATCGAGCACAAACAATCGCGCTGATTCCGTCAAAGTCTTCGACGGCAACGCCTCGGACTTCAAGCACGTTTATAGCGGCAGTCAGACTCGGTATTACTGGATTCGCACTCGCAAGGGACGAATTCGCTCCGACTTTTACCCAAACACAAACACTAGTTCTTTCTCTGCCGCTGCGCGTCCGCCGACACTCACCGGCTATCTTACGAACGACTCCTTTGTTGTTCCCGCAGATAGTGTCGGCACGGTTACGTCATTCAACGGCGCTTTCGGATTCTTCCGCGTATACGTCGGAACGACGGAAGTCACGAATCAATGCTCTTTTACGCTTACCGCATCAAGTAACCTTACCGCGACAATTAACCCGACAACCGGCGGGTATTCCGCGTCTGCGATGTCTGCCAGCGTTGGCACCGCCACTTTCGTCGCGACCTATGCCGGGAGTTTTACAGTTGAGAAGGTGTTTTCAGTCACGAAGTCACAAGCGGGAGCAGATGGCCCCGCTGGCGATTCGCTTTCGTTACAATTAACTCGCGGTTCAATCGGTGTCCAAGCGTTCGCAGACGGTACAGTTGTTAACTTTGACGATGCGGATGGACGAGCACAGTTTTACGCAAACGCCTCCGATATCAGCAGTTCGAGCGCGGTTTCGTTCTCATCGTCGGGAGTTAACGTCACCGGAACAGTAAACACGGCAGCCAACGTGCCTGTTTCTGGGCAGCCGAAAGGCTACTACCGGATCACCGCGATGTCTGCGAATACCGGCACGTTGACAATCAACGCGACCTACAACGGGCAGACATACACCGCAAACTTTTCCATCTCTAAGTCAAGAATTGGATTTGAGATCGTCTCAACGCTGCCGTCTACGAATCTGTTTCAAGGAAGAATGGTCTTTTTGACCACCGACTCGAAACTGTACCGATACACCGGCTCCGCGTGGACAACGGCGGTTCCTGCGCTAGATATTAGCGGGGAAATACAAAACGCTCAGATTGCTGGAATTGCAGCCGGAAAAATTACCGGGCAGTTGTCAGACTCGCAGATTGAAGCGGTCGCGGCAACAAAAGTATCCGGTCAACTTACAAACGCTCAGATCGCGGACATTGCCGCTGCGAAAGTTACTGGGCAACTTGCAAACTCTCAGATTGCCGACGTTGCGGCTGTAAAGGTCACCGGCCAGTTAGCCGATAGTCAAGTCGCTGCGATATCTGCGGCGAAGGTGACAGGGCAGATTACAGGCACACAAATAACGGACGGCGCTGTTTCAACAGCGAAACTTTCCGCTGGTAGTGTTACCACGGCGACTTTATCTGCCGATGCAGTCACCGCCGACAAGATTGCCGCAAACTCGATCACCTCCGCAAAGATTCAGTCGGGCGCTATTACTACAGCAAAACTTGCCGCTGGCGCAGTCACCGCAAATGAACTGGCGGCTAATTCTGTAAGCGCCGGTTCGCTACAAGCCAACAGCGTCACAGCCGGTGCGATTTCTGCGGGTAGCGTTACCACGGCAAAAATTGCTGCTGGCGCGATCACCGCAAATGAACTGGCCGCAAACTCAGTTACGGCTGGAGCCATTTCTGCGGGAAGCATCACGACAGCAAAAATTGCCGCTGGCGCTGTGACCGCATCGGAAATTGCCGCAGACTCAATTTCGGCCGCCAAGATACAGGCTGGGGCAATCGAGACCGCGAAACTTGCGGCTGGCGCAATCACAGCCGACAAAATTGCTGCATCGAGCATTACTGGCGACCGCATTGCCGCAAACACGATTAACGCGGGAAACATTGCGTCGAACGCGATCACGGCCGACAAGATATCCGCTGGATCAATCACGGCAGCAAAACTCGACACCGGGACGCTCATCACGCAGTCTGCACAAATCGGAAATGGCGTGATTCAAAGCGCAAACATCGGATCGCTAAACGTAGAGAAGTTGTCCGGTGACGTAACGAAGTTTGTCACGGGGTACACCTCGGGCGGTGCAATCACAACGATTGAGATGCCGTTTTTGACCGTGCAACTTCCGGCGTCCGCTCACCCCAGCGGTCATAAGCCATTTGTTCAGGTCAACGTGCAGGACATCGCTTACGCCGTCACATTGGTTTATGTTTACTTATACTCCGCGCCTGTCGGAACATCGGCGAGCGCAAGTCCTTCAACAATTTCACTCGGAAACCCACTCTCACAACAAATCTGGTACGAGTATGACCCCGATTTAGGGTTTCCCTATCAAGTTGGGTGGAACCTTGTCTTCACCGGACAGATCGACGTTCAGTCGAGCGATACGGTCACAGGAAACAACGGCGAATCTGGCTCGGCCGCATCAGTCTTTTTTAACGGTTCGGCAACCACAGTTCTTGTTTATTCTGAAGACGCACTCGCATCGACTTACACGAGAACCCGAGCCGGACTCGCGAACGGCCAAGTCGGCACCTATTCCCTGCTAACGAGCACGTTCTTCGATGCTAACGACATGATCGGTGTGACTCTGTTTGCACCGGAATCGACGACAACGCTCGGCCGCTCGTACCAAGTACGCCTTCGAGCTCAAATCAACAACAGAGCAGCGCTTGCTCGATGCGACGTTCTCGCGATGGGTATTCGCTAATGAAAAGAATAATGTTTATTCGCTGGGGTGAACACGGCCCCGAGTCTTCACCGCAGTCAGAGCCGGGAGATACAAGCGGCGCATGGTTTCCATGCACCGTCGTCAGTTTAGAGAACTTTAATCCTGTAACGCAGGAACTTCGCTACTACAGGATAGAAAATACAGTCACGCAGTACATTGCAAACATTACAACAACCAGCATTGAGGAGTCGTCTGGATGAGTGCGCCAAAGAGTGCGGCCGATGTCGCAACCGTAGGTTCTGTCGCCGCAGCGGGGACAAGTTGGGTCGCAAGCGCGAATGAAATCATTTCGCTGATCGCGGGATGTGTCGCGATTGTGGCTGGGGTTTTTGCTGTGTACAGGCACTTTCTTTTAATTAAGCGAGATCGGTGAGGTTCCCATGATTGACGCGTTGGGCGGAGGTGTTCTCGGGTCGGTGCTGGGTGGATTATTTCGCCTCGCGCCGGAGGTAATCAAAGCGGTTGATCGAAAGAACGAGAGATCGCATGAACTTTTGATGTTCGACCGGCAATGCAAACTTGAAGAGCAGCGCGGCGCACAGAAACTCGCAGAGATTGGCGCGGCTCGCGAGGCGGCTGTGGACTCTGGAGCGATGGATGCCTTCAAACTGGCGATCTCACAGCAAGCCGAAATGGTATCCGCAAGCGGTAGCGGATTCGTCGCATCATTAAGCGCGTCAGTTCGACCTATTATTACTTACTGGATTCTCGGCCTTTGGTCTTTCCTCCATGCGTGGTATTGCTACGAAACATGGCGCGTCGGCCTCGATCCGATGGCCTCCTTCAAAATTATGCTAACGCCGGATTTTGCGGCGTTGGTAGCCGGAACGATTAACTACTGGTTCCTCGACCGAACACTCGCCAAGCGCGGGTTATGACCGACATCGCAATCGCTCTTGAACTCTGTCGAGAGTTTGAGGGCTTCCGGTCGCGCCCTTATTTGTGCAGCGCATCGGTCCCAACTATCGGCTGGGGTTCTACCTTTTACCTCGATGGGCGAAAGGTGACGCTGAAAGACGCGCCAATCACCCGAGCGCAAGCGGACGAAATGCTCGAAATGTCGATCCGCACGATCTATCTGCCCGGCGTTTTGCGCCTTTGCCCTTCGTTAATTTCTCACCCGAACGCGCTCAACGCGACGATTGATTGGGCATACAACCTCGGTGTCGGTCGTCTTCAGTCGAGCACGCTGCGGAGAAAACTCAACGCGCACGATTGGGAAGGCGCTCGCGAACAACTGATGCGGTGGGTTCGCGGCGGTGGCCGCGTGTTGCCGGGGCTTGTTCGGCGACGAAAAGCGGAGGCCGCATTGTTATGAAGCGATCAGAAATGGGGATTCCAAAATCGTTTTCTGTCTGCGGTCATACGATATCCGTTGCAATCATTCCAAAGTCGCGGTGGAAGCATGGTGCGAAGGTATTGGGCATTTGGCTTCCAGATCGTTTACGAATCGAGATTCGCTCTGATCAGCCGTTGACGCTGATCGCGCAGACCTTCGTTCACGAAAAGGTTCATTGTCTACTCGATCTGATGAACTCAAAACTTTCTCACGACGAAGTCTTTGTCGATAACTTCGCAACATTGCTTCACAACTCCCTCACTACCTATCAATTTCCTGATGACAACGGCAAAAAAGAATCTTGATTCGGCAGTCGTTCACGCGGCATGGATTAGACACGGTAGAAATCTTCACCAAGCGGCCCTCGCGCTCGGCGTCAACGACAGGACAGTACGTCTTCATGTTGACAGGATCGAGGGCGCGGAGCAGCGCCCAATCACCCTCGAAGAGCAACTTCGAGCGGCGAGGGCGCATATCAAAGACTTAGAGGCGCGAGCGTTAAACGACGCGCTTGTCCGCGAAGAAATTTTCAAGATCGCGAAGTCATCAGTTAGTCCGCCGGGTTGGCTAACCAAACCATCAAAGGCGGTTTCCGATTTTGCTGGTGTTCCAACGATCTTTGCGAGCGATTGGCATTTCGGCGAGGTCGTCAGACCGGCCGAGATCGGCGGAATCAACGAATACAACGTCAACATCGCGAAGGATCGAGCGCGGACGTTCATCACAGTCGCAATCGAGTTGCTCCGAAAGCATATCCAAGGTGGAAAGTACCCCGGCTGCGTGTTCATTCTCGGCGGCGATATGCTCTCTGGCGACATTCACGAAGAACTGTCAGAGACGAACGAGATGCCAACGATGCCAGCCTTGATTGAATTGGTAGGCGTCTTAGCATGGTGTACTCGAACGCTGGCGGACGAGTTTGGAGCGGTGTTTGTTCCGTGCGTCACGGGAAACCACGGCCGAACCTCCCGCAAGCCCAGAGCGAAGCGTCGAAATCACACGAACTTCGATTGGCTGCTCTATCAAATGCTCGCCAAGGTCTTTGAGGCCGACAAACGGGTTTCGTTCTTGATCCCCGAAGGGCCGGACGCTTATTACAAGGTGTTTGGAACCCGCTACCTACTGACTCACGGGGACCAGTTCAGGGGCGGCGATGGAATGATCGGGGCGCTTGGGCCGATTGCTCGCGGTGACAAGAAGAAACGCGCTCGAAACGTCCAAACCGATAAGTCGTTCGATGTGATGTTGCTCGGCCATTGGCACCAGTACCTTCACACAAACCGTTTTATCGTCAATGGTTGTTTGAAAGGTTACGACGAGTACGCCGACGTAAACAACTTCGATGTCGAGCCAGCACAGCAAGCAATGTGGATTACTCACCCCGAGCACGGCATCACGTTCAGAATGCCCGTCTACGTCCAGCGTGGGTCGTCCGAGTCTAAGACCGAGTGGGTCAGTATTGCGAGGGCGGCATGAACGACGCGATTAATCCCTGTCACTACAAGCAGGGCGACATCGAGTGCATTGATTCGATAAAGGCGGCCCTTACGCCGGACGAATTCAGAGGCTATTGCCGAGGCTCCGCGATGGCGTACCTATGGCGAATGGGCCGGAAGGACGCAACGCCCCAAGAGGCACATAAAGCGATCTGGTACTTGCGCTGGTTGGCCAATCAAGACCCCAGAGACGACGCCTAAACCGTCGAGTCATTTACCGAAGGGTTGTCGGGCTGAGAGACCGAAAAACTTGGCAAAAAAGATTTTTCGCCCTTTCGGCCGAAGTTGGAACGGGATGCCTTGCTTTTTCAACACTCGAACCTGATGGCTCGGGCGTTTACGGCCGGTCAGTTGCTCGATCTCTTGCTGTGTCAAAAACATTGTTTAGACCTTACGTTGTGCTCGCAGCGGCGGAAGCAGTTTCAACTCGCTTACGGTCCAGTTCTTGTACGACTTCAGCGGCGGATTGACCTCTATCGTTCCCGCGCAGACCGAATGCTTGCTGTAAACCTTGACAACGCGAGCCACCCGACTTCCTGTCTTTAAGCAAACACGATCACCACGCTTCACAAGCGAATCCCAACCTTTGAAATGTTTTCAAATACTTTTGCTTTGTCCATCTTTATAAATGCGTTTTTACGCATGGCAACGCCGCCGTTCACAGTTGCCTGTGTTTTCGTATCTTCATATCGAATTTGAGCGCCGCTTATACTTTGAACAAGCAGCGTGTCACAGTTGACCAAATAGAGCATTCCCCAAAACGGCAAACACAGGCCTTCGGCAATTTTCAATCCAGCTTCAATCTTTTCGGCGGTAACCAGCCACTCATTTGAAAATTTTGTCTGAAGCCATTGAAGATCGAGCCCGTAGCGGCATTTGGTCTCCAAAAGAGCTATTGCTTTGTCTTCCTTTATTAAAACAGCATCAACTTTTGCTGGCGCTTCTTTTGGCGTTTGTGCATACACAAAACCTCGCTTCGCAACCCATAATGCAACTTTGCGTTCATCTTCCAAAGTTTGACGACCTCGAAATGTCATAACGTCAAGCGAAGAAAACTGACTTACTGTTTGCATCTTCGATGCCGCGTTGTGTGTGGGGCGCGGCCTCCCTAGGGATTTCGAGCACACATCTCGATTGGGCGACTAAAGGTCTAGCGCGACCTGAACGGGAGTGGCTATTCGATATCGCGCATATTTCTTGCCGCTTCCCTTATCGACAACCGTTTCCACGGATAGTCCTTCTCTGCGAAGTTCTGCGACGCGAGCAGCGAGCCGGAAGCAGCCGTACTTGTTAAGCGCATCAAGCGGAGTGAGTTCGACGCCAGCAAGCAAATCGGCACGGATTTGATCGGTCTGTGTCACGACAACACCTCCCGAGAGAGTGGTTTACTATTAGCGAGTTGAGCCTTGGTTTGATCCAGCGCCGCGTCGAAGTAACCGAGAGCGTAAGCGGTCCTGATAATTTCTTCGATCATAAGACTAGACCTGTCTCCTTCAACCAAATCAATAAGGTTTTGAAGCGCCGCGTCGCTCATTGAGAAATCTCCTGAGCTTCTGCCGTTACGGCTTCGAGATCGGCGCGTCGGCTGTCTTTTGCTGCAACAAGCGCGGCTTCAAGTTCCGAATCTTTCAACTTTCGAGCAAGAACGATTCCGTCTCGATACCGAGTCTTGAGCGAATCCATGTCTGGCGCTTCGCGCACCATCGCGACCGGATCGCTGGTCGGAACGGACACAAGGGTCGGCATCGACGGAGTGTTTTGAATCACCATGTCCTGCACCTCTTCCGAGGTGTACATTCCGACCGCAACGCCGGGGAAAACCGTCTTGACGCCCTCGCTTATCACGCGAGCGCGAAGCATTTGGCGCGGGTACGACTTCCATGTTGGGTTCCGCAGCAACCCGGCTCGCTCGGCTCGCTCCAGCGTCCACCGAATCTCAACCGTTCCGCCTTGGGGGTGCGAAACTTTCGCGCTGACACCTTGGTCGGTGTATTCGAGCCACTCGATGCGACCGCCGTTTGCTTGAAATCGCGCAAGCAGCGCGTCGGACTTGAGCGAGGCTTTTCCGCTGATGATGTGGTAGTCGCGAGCGGCAATAGCCGGGTGCAGACCTTCGGCTTGTGCAATGAGCATGAGACTCATCGCCTGTTCCGGCGTTCGGACTCCGAACATTCCAGATTTCGCGACTGCGTTTGCCATGCGCTCGATTTCAGAAACGCTGATGTTCGCTAGTTCCGTGCTCACTTCGCTTTCTCCCTTAAAAGGTTGTGAATGCTTTCAACCTCAGCGAGAAACTCGCGAATCTCCTCTTCGAGGTTTGCGATATAACCGTCGTCACGCTCGATGCGTTCGACGTAGAGTTCGTATCCATTAAGCCGGGGATCGAATGACACAAAGTCAACAAACTGCCGACCCGTGATCCACATCTGTCCTTGGATTTGTGGAATGTGGTCTTCAGGCATCCCGTTGAGCCATGTTTCAAGATGTCGCTGCGTCGTCGGTGACTTAATTTCGACGCAACCGTCTATTCCACCGAGTGTCACAAAACCGTCTGGCGAAGCTCCGGCCTCTAAAGTCGGATGTCTGATAAACCCGACTTCCTGCACTTCAATCTTGTTGCGCCACGCGTACTCCACCCGCGCTGCGGGTTCGTGCTCCGTCCCCCACCGCATCGCTGCGGTTTCAAAATGCGGTGTTGGCTGACCGCTGATTCGTTCACAGACAAGTTGCAGCGCGTAACTCGTTCGAGCCTGTGATGGCTTTCCGCTTTTGAGTTTCGCCATCGCGTCCGCAAATTTGGACGAGGTGCAAAGTCCGATTCGAGCCGCAAACCAATCTTGCGTTCGCTGAAGTTCCATCTAGGCGGCCTCCTTCGGTACGCGGTGAATCAGTTGGCGGCCGTCCGCAATGGTCGAGAGAACAAATCCAGCGGCGTTAATCGCTCTCAAAAATTCCGTAAGCGCAATCTCTGGGTCGAGTTCAAAACGAGTCGGCTTGCTTGGCTTGCCGTTCTCAATGTCACGAATAAAGGCGTAAACCTTCGCGGTGTCTCGCGGATCAATTTGCTCAACGTCGCTAGTCACAGCGGAACCCTCCATTTCCGAGGGGCGCGTTGACTTCTGACGTTTGGCGGCGGAAGAACATCGAAACGGCCGCGTCGGTGCTGCCGATAGATTCGGTACGCCCACTCGGCAAGTTCGCCAAGCGTCGAAACCGCCGCAAAGGCGAGCAGTAGCCACACAAACAACAGAGCGCCCTCGAAGGCCAAGTCTGGGCCGCTCACGGCGACACCCCTCGCCGGGTTCCGTCTAGGTAAACCTCGCAGCCGTTGGCTGTGGCGTCGCGATTGTCGCGATCCCGAACGACCTTGAAGGCATCCGTTTTTGCGTAGGTGTGCCATTCCCGACCTGTCATGCACAGGTCGGCGTTCTTGCTGTAGTCAAACCCGTACAGCTTGGTTCTAGGGGGCAACTTCACTTGCTTCTGGTACATCTGAAATCTCCCTTGATTGATGTCCATTTGGTGAATTTATCAAATGGTGAACATCAATGCAACAGCAGATGCTAAAGGCGACAGAAATGCCACCTCAAACCGTGTTTTGCCGAGGGTTTAGATCGTTTCGCTGGATCGGTAGACGACGCGCCCGATGAGGCTGCTGTCTGTCACATTGACTGAGATGTCGGGAAAGCGCCGCTTGTCGGAATTGTCACTTGTGAGCCACCAACCCGAAACGTCTTTGCGTAGACGCTTGACAGCCGCAAGCAGCAGCAAGCGCCGCGAGCGTTTCGTACCGCTCGGCCACAAGTTTCGCCATGTTTTTCCGGCGAATCTGTTGAACGATTGCTGAAGCCAACTGATTTTTCATTGGTCTTGCACGATTACACCATTTGGTGTGGTGAGCGCAAGGGGCAGGAACATTCACCGTCTGCTCTTGCACAGTATTTACCAAATGATTAAGATCGCGCCGATATGAATCTCAAAGCTTTCCTTCAGTCGATGCCTTTACGCAACAGAGACCTATTTGCAGAGCGTTGTGGAACAACCGGCGGTCACCTTCGGAACATCAGTTACGGTTACAAAAGCGCCGCTGCCGAACTGGCGATTCTCATCGAGCGTGAAAGTCTCGGAGCGGTAACCGTCGAGGAACTTCGCCCAGACGTTGATTGGTCGGTGATCAGGGCATCGAGGGCGCGAACACGCACTCCGCAGGAGAAAGCCGCTTGATCTATTACAAACACTTCATCGGTGACTTTCAGCGAGACACCGGCCACCTGTCGCTGACGGAGCGCGGGGCGTATCGAGCATTGCTCGATGGATTCTATGCAACTGAGCGTCCGCTGCCTCTCGATATGACTCAACTGTGCCGGATGGTCGGCGCGGTCTCTAAAGCAGAGCGCGACGCTCTGAAGCGCATTCTTGAGGAGTTTTGGATCAAGTCAGAGGAGGGCTGGACGAACGCCCGTGCCGCTCAAGAACTTGCGAAAAGCGAAGAGAATCGGGAGACCAATCGGCGGCTCGCCAATCGTCGATGGTCAAAGCGAAGTGAGCGGAGTTCGCATAACGAAAACAGTACGAACGGTCATCCGAACCGCAATGCCATTGGCATTGCCGAAACAATGCCATCTCATAGTCATAGCCATAGCCATAGCCAAAGCCAGAACCTATCTGAAACCTCACATGAACCCGTATGTGTGATGTCTTCGCTACCTGTCGCGAAAAGCACACGCGAAGAACCCGACGAGAAGGCTGAGTTTTCGGCTCTGAAAGCTAAGTACCCGCCAAACTCAGGCCGAACGGATTGGATAACCGCAGAGCACCATATCCGGCGACATATTGCGAACGGTTCGACTTGGAGAGAAATCCACGAAGGGGTCGAGCGTTACGCTCGGCTGGTCACGGTAACGAACCGAATGGTTCTTAATCCCGCGAGGTTTTTCGGCGATTCCGATAAACCGTGGGCGCAGCCGTGGCCGCTTCCGACGACAAAGGCACAGAACGCGCAGGACTCGAACGTCGCTGCGGCGAGGGCGTGGCTGGAGAAGTCAAGTGCAGCCGGATGATCGTGAGGAAATGGCTCGGATTTTGATTTCGCTCGCGGAGATGAAACCCGGCGCAAAGATCACGGCCGAATCGCTCGAACTGTGGTTTAAAGCCATGCAGGGCTGGTCAATCGAAGAGTTCCGCGCAGCCGCGCAACACTTGATGCTCTCCGAGGAGTATTTCCCAAACCCTTGGCACTTTAGCCAACTACGCAAAGCACAGCGGATGACGAGCGGGGAGGCGTGGGCAATCGCGCTTCAACACGTTCGCTCTGGGAATTACCACAACGCGCCGTCTCACCCAGAAGTTGAGCGAGCGGTCACCGCGATGGGCGGTTGGAAAATAATCGCTTGGTCAACGGTGGACTCTCTCCCGTTTCTTGAAAAGCGTTTTGCGTTGCACTTCGATCAGTTGGCGGATGTCGCGCAAGTTCGCGAGCACGTTCCGGCGCTGTCGCACGAAAACCCGGTGAAAGGTCTTCTGGCTGGGATTGCCAAATGAACATCAGCGATCTTGTCGTCGAACAATGGCTCGCTCGCAGACTTGAACTCGGCCTGAATTGGGCGTCCGGCGTCACCACATCTGACCAGCGGCGAGAAATGATCCGAATCGCGATTCTGTCACGGGGGATTGCAGGAGATCGGGCGGGATATCGGAAAGGTCAGCCGGAAACTTGGTCGCAGTTGTTCACACGAATTTACCGCCAACCGTTACAGCGAAGGGAGATCGAAGCAGATGCCGTATGAAATCAAGCCCAATACTGGATCAGTCTTCGTGAACGAAGAAAAGCGCCCAGATCGTGAAATCACAGGCAAGGACGGCAGACCCTTCATCGCGAAAGACGCTGATTTTAAGGGTTCCGCGCTGATCGACGGGAAAGCTTATTTTGTCGATGTTTGGGACAAGATGTCGCAGAGCGGCAAGGCGTATCGCGCCATCAAGTTTACAGAGAAGAAAAAGCAGCCGGGAGCGGGAGCGCCGCATTCCAGACAGGAAAGCTCGGCGACCCTTGTCAAAACGATAGACGATTTCAACGATGAGATTCCTTTTTGATGAACACCAAAGAGCCAATGAACCCGTTCTCTAAAACTGTCGAGCGCGTGATTCCGATCTCGCGAGTTCGTGTTGCTAATAGCACAGAGTCACTTGGCGGTTGGAATGTCGAGTACCTCCCAGCAGGGAAGTCAAAATGGTTTTGGAACTGGCGCGTTTACCGTACCGATCTCAACGAAGAGACAGCGCGACGACTTGCGGACATTTTGGCGAGCGAAAAGTCGGTCACGCTGTCGGGCTATGCAAAAACGGAGGTCGTGCTGTGAGAACCGCCGTGGAGTGGATGCTTGCGATGATGTGGGCGTTTTTCGTCATCGCGGCAACCGGCGCGTTCATCGGTTCTGCAATCGGCGCGACGGTAGCGGCGGCTGTTTTAGTTTTTCGGGCGCTCACTTGAGGAATGGACGCAGGAGAGTCCGTCGGTCTTTGCGGGGTTCTGAAGCAAAACCCAAACGAGCCGAATCCCCTGTGAACGTCGTTGAGTTTACGTTGCCGTGGCCGCCATCTGTGAACCATTACTGGCGAAATTTTCGAGGACGCATGGTGATCGGTGCTCGCGGCCGCGCTTACCGAAAGAACGCGACCGATTCAATTCTTGAACAGGGCGTACCCATAGTTGCACTCGGAGGGCCGCTACAAGTTGAACTGCTGGCCTGTCCGCCGGATCGTAGAAGACGCGATCTCGATAATCTCCAGAAGGCTTTGCTCGATGCGGTTGTCGCTGCTCGGGTCATCGAGGACGACAGCAACATTGACGATTTGAGGGTCACCCGTGGCCCTGTATTCGAGCACGGGAAGGTCAACGTGCTGATCCGTCCATATACGTCGGAAACACAATTCACGACTAACACCGGGGGAATGGAACCATGAGCATGGCGGCTGACTCATTCGAGCGAAAGCCTCGTCACGCATCGGACATCACCGCGTTTGTGGACTTTCGTATGTACCAATGGGCGCGTTTCGCTCGCGACCGCTTTACCGAGTTGGGATACCCGAACGAGTCGATCAGCACCAAGCTGCTGCGGGAGATCGTCTTGGGGATCAACGCCCCGCATGGATTCGTCCCAGATCGACTCTGGCCCCGAGACGTAACTGCCGTCGAGCAATGCGTCGTGCGTTTATGCCGGACCCGAACGACTTGGGCAGATGTCATCCACACAACGTATTTGACCCCAAAAGACGAACCGAACGAGGCACGGGCGAGGCGAATGAAGGTTACTGTTCGGCGGTATAACGACCTGTTGTCTCGATTTCGTGTTGCCATGTTCGGCGCGTTAATCGTCGAAGATGAGTACCTGAAAAAAAACAGTTGATTACGTTTTCTGCATGACGAAACTACAGAAGGATCGACTGTGGCCGCGTGATTCGCAGCGAAATTCGCCGTATAACCGGCAATGGAGACGAGCGCGATCAGCGTTCCTTGCCGAGCACCCTTTGTGCGTCTACTGCATAGACCTTGGCAAAGTGACCGCCGCGACGGTTGTCGATCACATCACGCCACATCGAGGCAATAGGCAACTATTCTGGAGTGTGGATAACTGGCAGCCTCTCTGCGAAGGCTGTCACAACGGCGCAAAGGCGCAACTCGAATCGACCGGCATCCTGAGAGGCTGCAACCTCGATGGAATCCCTGTTGATCCATCTCACCCTTGGCAGAAAAAAAGGGAGGGGGGATGAAATCTCTACAGGGTAGGGGACGTAGACCGGCGCTTGGCTTTTCAAACGCTAAATCGCAAGGATTCAGAAGATGCAGCAGCGCGGCCGCAGAAGTATCGAGAGCCTCTCCGTTGTCCAAGTCGCACCGGGCGCAAGGGTTTCTGCGCCGGATCGCCTCACGGACGATCAGCGTTCGATCTGGGGAAGTATTGTTGATTCTAAACCGGCCGATTGGTTCGGTTCGGATAACCTTGCGCTGCTCGAACAATACTGCTGTGTTCAGACCGAAGCGCGTCGCATCGCTTCAAAACTTCGCGAAATAAGCCCAGAATGCCTCGACGATTACGAGAGACTGATCGCGCTGCAAAACAGGGTAAGCGGACAACTCGCAAGTCTCGCGACCAAAATGCGACTGACGCAACAGTCGAGGTACGGGGCGAGAGCGGCGGCGACGGCGAGCGACCGGACGGCGATCAAGAAGCCGTGGGAGTTCACGGGCTAGACCAGATAGCTCGCGGCGACCGCAACATTCTGTGGATTGAATCGACCTGTCGAGTCCCCGAGGGCGCGATGGTAGGGCAGCCGGTTCGGCTGCGAGAGTGGCAACGCTCGATAATTCGGGGCATTTACGACACCCCGACGCGACGGGCGATAGTTAGTTTCGGACGGAAGAACGGCAAGACTTCGATCAGCGCGTTTCTTTTGCTGCTGCACTTATGCGGCCCCGAGGCGCGAGCAAATTCGCAGTTGTTCTCCGCCGCTCAGTCTAGGGATCAGGCCGCGCTTTTGTTTGCGCTTGCGGCAAAAATTGTGCGTATGTCGCCCGATCTAAACGCTGTTGTCGCCACACGAGATACAGCCAAGCAGTTGTTTTGCGCTGAACTGGGGACGTTGTACCGGGCGCTGTCAGCAGAAGCCTCGACCGCTTACGGATTGTCGCCGGTCTTCACAGTTCACGACGAACTTGGACAAGTGAAGGGGCCGCGAAGCGAACTGTACGATGCCCTCGAAACAGCAAGCGGCGCACAGGCCGAGCCGCTGTCGATAGTGATCTCGACACAAGCACCGACGGACGCTGACTTGCTTTCTGTGTTGATCGACGACGCGAAGAGCGGCGCAGACCCGAAAACAAAACTCTTTATGTTCTCGGCGGACGAGTCAATCGACCCGTTCAGCGAGCAAGCTATGCGCTCTGCGAACCCGGCGTTTGGCGACTTTCTAAATCCGACTGAGGTGCGCGAGCAAGCAGCGGCGGCGAAGCGAATGCCAAGCCGAGAAAGTTCTTATAGAAATTTGGTCTTGAACCAGCGTGTCGATCAGACATCGCCGTTCATACCCAGACCGATTTGGCTGCAAAACAGCGCAGAGCCAGACGAGTCCGCGTTTTACGAAAACACGGTTTACATTGGACTCGACCTTTCGGCGAGAAATGACTTGACCGCAATGGTCGCGGTGGCGCGTGACTTGAACGGCGTTTGGCACATCAAGCCGACTTTCTTTGCGCCTAGTCTCGGCATATCTGATCGAGCATCGAGGGATCGTGCGCCTTACGACGTTTGGAGAGACCGTGGGCTTTTGGTGGCAACGCCGGGAGCAAGCGTCGATTACGCCACAGTCGCCGAGCAACTATGCTCGATGTGCGACGACTACGATGTTGCAGCCGTGGCATTCGACCGCTGGCGAATGGATGTATTCAAAACTGAACTCGGGCGGATGGGGCGCGAGTTACCTATGGTCGAGTTCGGGCAGGGATTCAAAGACATGGCTCCCGCCCTCGATGCGCTCGAAGGTGAATTGATGGCTGGCCGGGTGTTGCATGGCGGACATCCGGTGTTGACATGGAACGCGGCAAACGCTGTCGCGACCCGCGATGCAGCGGGGAATCGAAAACTGGACAAGGCAAAAGCGACCGGACGTATCGACGGAATGGTCGCGCTGGCGATGGCGATAGGCGCAGCCGCGAAAGCGGCTCCGACCGTAAACGGCCCGAGCGTCTACGAAGATCGCGGCATTATTACTCTGTAAGAGGTTTCCGTGGCTCTACTGGATCGAATCTTGCGTCGCAAAAACGCAGGACAGACGGCGCTCGACCGTCTAACCCTTCGGCTTGAAGGCGCAAGTTCCGCCTCTGGCGTCCATGTAAACGAAAAAACTGCCATGCGTGTCGCCGCTGTTTATGCGTGTGTCCGCGTGATTGCAGAAACCGTCGGTCAGATGCCACTTAATATGTACCGCCGCAGAACCGATGGCGGACGCGAGCGAGCCGCAGATCACCCGTTGCAAATTCTATTGCACGACCGCCCAAACTCTTGGCAGACCGCGCAGGAGTTCCGAGAAATGCTGACCGAGCACTCGCTATTGCGAGGTGCCGGTTTTGCGTACATCAACTGGCGCAGTCGCGCCTCGAATATCGTAGACGAGTTGATACCGCTCCACCCTGATCGATTGACCATCAAACAGTTACCGGATATGCAACTCGTCTACGAGTTACGCCGCGAGAACGGAGTCACAATCTCAATTCCCGCAGAGGATATCTTCACCGTTCGCTACAGGACGAGCGACGGAGTGCAGCCGCAGGGAGTAATCGAAGCAGGGCGCGAAGCAATCGGCGTTGCATACGCGACGCAAGAGTACGCAGGGCGTTTCTATCGAAACGACGCGACGCCCGGCGTAATCCTCAAACATCCGCAAAAACTTTCTTCAGAGGCGGCATCGCGACTGAAAGAAACTTGGAACTCTGCGTACTCCAGCAGCGCAAACGCGAGACGTACTGCGCTCCTTGAAGAAGGAATGACGATTGAGAGACTGTCACTCTCGAACGACGACTCGCAATTTCTGGAAACGCGGCAGTTTCAGCGTTCAGAGATTGCAGGGCTGTTCCGAGTTCCTCCGCACATGATCGGTGATCTGTCGCGAGCAACCTTCAGCAATATCGAGCATCAATCCCTCGATTTCGTCGCGCATTGCATCGGCCCTTGGATGGCGCGTTGGGAGCAGTCAATTTTACGCGATCTAATAACTGCGCCGGGTACTTACTTCTCGAAATTGTCGCCGGAGGCGTTGCTGCGCGGCGATCTCAAATCACGTTACGACTCATACGCGATTGGTCGTAATTGGGGGTGGCTGTCTGTCAACGATATCCGCGCTCTTGAAGATATGAATCCAATCGCCGAGGGCGATGTGTACTTGCAGCCGCTAAACATGGCTCCAGCAAGTGCTGATCCGCAGGAATCAAGCGTCGCGCCAGACAGCGCGGCATGAGGTAGGAAAAATGGAAACAAAAACAATGAAAGTGATCGCCGAGATTAAGGCGGTCGATGAAAAGGGAACCATAGAGGGTTACGGTTCTGTGTTTGGCAACGTGGATTCGTACAGCGATGTCGTTGTACAGGGCGCGTTTGCTAAGTCAATCGAGGAAGCGAAATCGACAGGCCGTATGCCAGCAATGCTTTGGCAGCACGACCAAGAAGAGCCAATAGGCGTATGGACTGACCTTCGAGAAGACGAGCGCGGACTTTACGTCAAGGGTCAACTCGCAGACACGCAGCGCGGTCGCGAGGCTCGCGAACTTATCAAACTCGGCGCTCTGAGCGGTCTTTCGATTGGCTACACGACCCGCAGTTACGAGGTAGACAAGCAGAACGACGTTCGCTTGCTTACAGACTTAGAGCTTTGGGAAGTATCGCCGGTTACATTTCCGGCAAATTCCGAAGCGAGAATTACTGGCGTGAAGGCTGAAGCCATCAACACGCCGAAAGATTTCGAGCGATTCTTGCGTGATGCAGGATTTTCTCGCAGAGAAGCCAAGCAGATCACAGCGTATGGCTTCGGCGAAACTACGACTCTGTGCGACGCAGAGGTAGAGGTCGCTGTCGAGGATGACGGGCTTGTTGACTATTTGGCGCAAGCCGCAAAGGTGCTCGGGCAGCCGGGCTAATAAAATCTATTTTTGAGGTATTGAAAATGTCTACGGAAATTAAGGGCGCGGTTGACGCGCTGGTCAAGGGCGTCGCCGATGAGCGCGTCGCTCGCGAAGTGTTTGAAAAGCGTTCAGAAGGTGAGCGCAAGGAGTTCGAGGCGAAGGCCGATGCGCGTTTCGCAGAACTTCAGAAGTCAATCGAAGACGTTCGCGTGAACGTGGGTCGTATTGCCGTTGCCGGTTCGGTCGGCGGCAAGAAAGAAGACGAGCACACCTCGGCATTCTTTCAGTACATCCGCTCGCCGCGTGATCGTAAGGCCGAGTCCGCCCTGCTCGACATCGAGCGCAAGGCGGTTTCGGTTGGCACGGCTTCGGCCGGTGGTTATGCGGTGCCGGAGGAGATTTCGCGGAACATCATCACGCAACTCACGAACCTTTCGCCGATGCGTCAGGCTTGCAATGTGGTGACGGCTTCGACCAGCGACTACAAGATTCTTGTGGATTCGCTCGGTACGAGCAGCGGTTGGGTCGGTGAGGGCGGCGCTCGCTCCGAGACCAACACGCCTTCGCTCAACGAAGTCGCTCCGACTTTCGGTATGGTTTATGCCTATCCGAAGGCTTCAGAGGAAGCGTTGCAGGACATCTTCTTTGATGTTCAGGGGTGGTTGACCTCCTCGATTGCGACCGCGTTCGCGGCTGCGGAAGGTGCGGCGTTCACATCCGGCAACGGCACAAACAAGCCGACCGGCTTGATGGCTGCGACGGTTGCTGCCGATGACGACGCTTCGCTGGCGTTCGGCTCCGTTCAGGCCGTTAACTCGGGGGCTGCGGCAGCGTTTGCCTCGTCAAACCCGAGCGATGCGTTGTTCAACGTCATACACAAGTTGAAGGCCGGTCACCGGGCCAATGGTGCTTTTATGATGAATAAGAGCACGCTGGCGGCTGTCCGTAAGTTCAAGGACAGCACGGGCAACTATCTGTGGGTGCAGGGCCTCGCGGCTGGTGTTCCGAGCACTTTGCTCGGTTATCCGGTCATCGAGAACGAAGACATGGCGGATGTCGCGGCCAACGCGCTTCCGATTGCCTTCGGTGACTTCCGCGCTGCGTACACGATTGTTGACCGCGTGGGTCTCTCGATCACTCTTGACGAGGTGACTTCACCGGGCTTCGTGAAGTGGTACGTCCGCAAGCGAGTCGGTGGTAAGGTGACGAACAATCAGGCTGTCAAGTTCTTGAAGATCGCTGCCTAATGAATCTGGGGCGGGGAATTAATTTCCCGCCCCTTTTTCTTTGTTGATGAAAGCGATTTGCAGAATTTCGTTTCGCGGTGTTCGAGACGGTGAATATCACGCTCGGACAATCGCAGTCGGTGAAGAGATCGAAGGGTCTCTCGCCGAGGTCGCATTAAAGAATGGCTGGGCTGTTCGCCAAGGCGAACCCGGCCCGCGAGAACATCAGTCGCTCGGCGCTGCGCCAGAGCCGCAACGCGGGAGTCGGGAATTTTCTGCCCGTCCGCGCAGGGTCAAGATTAGCAACTAATTTTTTGAGGAATTCAAAATGTCAAAGGGCAATACGTTCGAGAACGATCTGATGAAACTCGTGTTTCAAGCGACAGCTATTGCGAATCTCGCCGATAACGCGGCGACTTCGCCAAACACGAATCTTTACGTTTCGCTACATACCGATGATGTTGGCGAGGCTGGCAACCAAACCGCAAACGAAGCCACATACACGGGCTACGCTCGGGTCGCTGTTGCTCGCTCGAATGCTGGATGGACGGTGACGGATAACAGCGTCACGAACGCTGCCGCGATCACCTTCCCTCAATGCACGGGTGGCACCAACACAATTTCGCACTTCGCTGTCGGCACGGCCTCGACGGGCGCTGGCAAAGTTCTGTACAAGGGGGCGCTCACGGCGTCACTCGCTGTCTCGAATCTCATCATTCCAGAGTTTGCAACCGGCACGATGACGATCTCCGAGGACTAATAGATCGTGGCGAACCTCACCACACGCGCCGGTAAAGGCGCTGCTCTAACGCATCAAGAGGTTGACGACAACTTCACCGGGTTAAATACTGAACTCGGCCAGAAGGAAATCTCAGCGAACAAAGGCGTCGCCAATGGCTACGCCTCACTCGATGCTTCGGGCCGCGTTCCGTCTGGGCAGTTGCCGTCATACGTCGATGACGTACTAGAGTTTGCGAACCTTGCTTCGTTCCCTGTTACCGGAGAGACGGGCAAAATTTACGTCGCGCTCGACACGAACAAGGTTCACCGCTGGTCTGGCTCGGCATACGTTGAGATCAGCGCGTCGCCGGGATCAACAGACTCGGTCGCGGAAGGCGCAACAAATCTTTACTTCACTCAGGCGCGTGCGCGTTCATCGGTGTCGGCTTCAGGGTCGCTGTCATATAACAGCGGCACGGGTGTCTTTTCGTACACGCAGCCGACAAACGTCTCGACGTTTACAAACGATTCGGGATACATCACAAGTTCAGCTTCAATTACTGGAAATGCCGCAACGGCAACAAAGCTCCAAACAGGACGCACGATTGGTGTAACGGGGGACGTTACAGGAACCAGCGCGGCATTTGATGGGTCGGCGAATATTTCTTTCGCGACGACGCTTGCAAATTCCGGTGTGACGGCGGGGTCTTACGGTTCGGCAAGCGCCATTCCTGTAATTACGGTTGATGCAAAGGGTCGGCTTACGACCGTTTCAACTTCAGCCGTTTCGATTCCGTCTGGCTCGCTGACGTTTACCGGTGATGTCACAGGCTCAGGTAATACTGGATCAAGCACCGCTTTGACGCTTGCAAACAGCGGAGCGACCGCTGGCACTTACACAAAGGTCACGGTTGACGCGAAGGGTCGCGTCACGACTGGTGCGTCACTTGCTTCGAGCGATGTCACGACTGCACTTGGCTACACGCCGTACAACAGCAGCAACCCGAGCGGCTATATCACTAGTTCGTCGCTGTCGGGCTATCTACCTCTAAGCGGCGGAACCATGACTGGCGTTATAACAACGCCGAACGGCACGCACGGCATTGTTATTGGTGACGACTCAAGGCTTGCCGACAGGAACGTGGGGAACACCCTTTTCCTTGAGGGTAACCAAAATACTGATCGTGGGTATTTGAATTTCAGCGCCACGACAGGCAATGCTCTTGGGGCTGTGAGTGGCGGCGACTTAACGTGGCGCGGCAGCTCCGTCCTCCACGCTGGCAACTTCACATCCTACGCGCCATCGATAAACGGGAGTCAGTACACAGAGTGGATGCACTCTGATCGTGATTTTCCGAATGGTACGCTTATCACGACGAGTATCAACTACGCCGTTTCAAGCGGTGATCCGTTTGTACTTGAGATTCGCGGCAACTCTTACGGAAACATCGTTCCGCTAGACATTCAGTATCAAGGATATATTTACTACGACACGATCATCAATCACGGCGGTTTATCGAACGGTTACAACATCTCTGGACTCGTCGCCCTTAACGTCGGTGGCAATCTGTGCTTCTGGTTCCCATCGCAGGGCTACTGGAACGGATACAACGTCAAGGTATATACCGCATACGCCACAAAGGCGATCAACAAAGTAACGTCAATCACACACACCTCCAAGCCCAGCGGCACGAAAGAGGTGGGGCTGTCGGCGAACATCCGCCAGTCGTTGCACAGCGGTAACTACACCTCCTACAGTCCATCGCTAACCGGTAGCGGCGCGTCAGGTACTTGGGGGATTAACGCCACCGGTTATGCACAGCGACTTGGCAATTACGGTGGCGGCTACTACTCAGCAGACGACTGGCTTCGCACAAGCAACGGCGGTTCTGGATTTGACAGCTACCAGTTTAAAATTTACGGCAACAGCCGCACGTTGATATTCCGCACCGACGGCAGCGATAACCCACATGGAGGTGGCGGATACTCCGCGATCTGGTATCACGGCGGAAGTGCGGACGGCAATCGCAGAATGATTCTTGGCACCAGCGGCGACTTATGGACTAACAGTTACGGCTGGCTGCACGACTATTTCCTCCCGAAGAGCGGCGGGACGCTGACTGGCGCACTTACAATTACAAATACCAGCATTCGCTCGAACGCATCCTCGGGTTGGGACGGAGATCCGGGCGCACAAGGCAAGATTCAATATCACGCGAATCGGTGGTACATCGTCGGCGATAGTTCGTCAGACCGTATAGTTCAATTTAGACGAAACGGTGCGGATGTTTCATGGATTGCCAATGATGGAACATTTCAAGGAAACATCTCCGGTAATGCTGCGAGTGCTAGTAGCCTGTCGAACGGAGGTAGTGTCACAAGAGTGGAGTTTGGGTCTGGCGGCGGTGGTGCGTCATTTGGATCGAACCACTACGCGATGGGCAAGGATGTCGCCAACGGCGGTTGGTCGCATCCGCATTACTCTGATCTAATCATCGGATACCACACCGGCATCCGGCTCGGCGCTGCGTATTCCGGCATTCGGTTCTACAACAACTCGCCGACGACTGACGCTAACAACGACGGGAACGGAGACCAAGGCGAGGCGCTGTTGATGACCATCGGCGGTCACGCTGCCGGTAGCGGCGTGATTATCAATAATGCGGTGACCGCCGGGGAGGTTTACTCAAACGGGTGGTTCCGCAACAACGGTAGTGGTCAGGGGTTGTACAACACAGCCACGGCAAACCACTTCTACTCAGACGGACAGTATTGGAACGTCGGGTACTCTGGCACTACTGGCATACGCCTTCGCAATGGACACGCTGGCACCATTCTTGGGTATCTGTACGGGGAGACAAGCGGCAACTTCGGATTGCTGGATCAGAACGGCAACTGGGCTGTTCGCATATACCCCGGAAGCAATGGCGGCGGTTTGCTGTACAACCAATGGCAAGCGACAGGTGGGTTCCGCACAAATCGCTGGATGGACTTCGACGGAAATTTCTTGTTTCGGCAGGGCATTAACAGCGGTACGACGCGGCACTTGAACCTTGGCGACAGCGAAAGCGACCCATCGAACGTAACTGGTACTGGTATTACTTGGGGGCAGCGAGGGGACGGCAACCCGTACTACATGATGTACTCGCGCTACTACAACAACGGGTACTCGAGCCACTCCCGGCTCGTCCATGCGTGGCACACGGGTGTCGAAATTGGCGCGCACTCGGCATACGGCGGCACAAGATTCTTTAATGACGCGCCGTTCAACGGCACCGAGATATTCTCGGTAGGTAAAGGCGACGGACACGTTCGCGTCGTCAACACGATTTACTCCTACGCCTATCGCGGCAACGGAAATGTCGCTGGAACCGGCGAGGCAATTCACGCCCCCGCTGGCGTATACAGCACCGGCACCAACTGGCTGTACGGTACGATGTACCTTAACAACCACGGTATATACGCTGCAAACCTGTTGCAGTTGAACAACGGGTTTCAAATTTCACAACATTCTAGTAACTACGGAAACTTTAACAGTTGGGTGCATTTAAGCGGTCATCACGGTTTTTACTCGAATAATAACGGCGCACATTTCTATCCGAACGACGGATCGTATGGGTCGTGGAGAATTTCTGGCACCCGCAACGGATGGGCTGGGATTGAGTTTAATCCGCAGAGCGGCGGACCAACGACGTTGATGATGAACCGAGATGAGTTTGGGTTCCACATGAACGACACCGGCTGGCGCTTTTACCTCTCGAGCGGAAACGCACACTTCCCCGGAAATGTGTCTGCGTATTGGTCTGACGAAAGACTCAAGACAAATATCAGGCGAGTCAATCGTGAAGCCTTAGATATTATCCGACAGTTCCGCGCACACCGATTCAATTGGAACGAAAA